GTTCTTTTTCTTCCTCTTCTTCAACGTCCTCTTCTTCTTCAGCAGCTTCAAGATGTTCAATCATTTCATCTCGGTCCATTTTCTTAATGGACTTTGCTGTATGCCCAGCTTTCTTGAGCATCTTTTTCAAATCCTTAGTACTGACATCTTCGTACTTGGATTCAATATCATCTTCCTCTTCATCATCAGGTTCTTCCACTTCACCCAAAGATGCCTCAATAAGGGCAATCAATTCAGGTTTCTTTTTACCGGCAATCCCTTTGATACCGTTTTCTTTACAATAAGCCTTGAGTTCAGCAATTTTCATTTTACCAAAATCAGGGGCTTCTTCGTCGTCTTCTTCTTCGTCGTCTTCCTCTTCGTCGTCTTCCTCTTCATCATCCTCTTCATCGTCTTCTTCCCACGGTACTTCAATTTCATGTTCTTCCATAAATGTCAGCAACTCTTCAGTTGCTTCATCTTTATCTTCTTCCTCAAGGGATTCACATGCTTCAATCAATCTTTCAGTAAGACCCTTTGCGGTCAACTTTTTATTTTTCCCCAAAAGGAAAACATCCAATTCCATTTCCTCTCCTGTGTCAGGGTCTTCAGGTGTCAAGATTTCATAAAGGGTTTCACCGATTGCTTTAAGTTCTTTCAGATTGTCTTTCTTTGCTTTTGCTTTCTTAGCCATGATTAAGCTCCTTTTTTCTGTTTTTTTGATTTTGAATAAATTTCTTAAAAAGATTCATACTGGCAGGGGTTGTTTGTTTACCCTGCATTTCTGCTGTTTTTTCCTTTCCTAAAAGGCGTTTTGCAACGCTCCCTAACCTGAAACCATTAAACGTCATTTTTGTTACATTAAGTTCCATCTCCTTCTCTTTCAATTAAAAGTTATAAAAAGATTGCCAACCACAATACACCCCTATTATAAACCTTTTAAAAACTATGTCAAGAAAAAAGTTTTAATATCAATATTTGTATTAAATTTAATGGTTTATAATATTTCAATTTAATAAAATGAACCCAATACAGGCCGACCTATCTGTAATCTATGGGTCACATATACTATACTTGTTCCTTCTGTTTCCCTTCCAACGATATCATTTATACGCATCACCCCCTTTAATTTTTCTTCTCGTGTTGAATTTAATCCATACATAGCTGTAACATGATCTAATTTTGTTCTTGCTTCACTAAAATTCTCCTTTCCTAAAAATAGTTTATTAAATCCTTCAGTATCACTTTGGGTAGCTGTAATAAATAAAATCCTTTTTTCTTGAGACAATGTTCTTGCACCTTGCCATATTTTATTTATCTTTTCCCTTAGTGGTAAAGTTCGATCATATTTTTCTGGAGACATAAGATCAATGTAATCAACTACAATTACATCAGGTATAAATCCTTGCCGTTCTAATATTTCACATTCAGCATAAATGTTAGAGATACTTAACCTGTCCGATGGATACGTAACAAGTTTTATATTATTAAGTATTTTGGAAAACTTTTTATTTAACTTATAAACATCCTTCCATGTTAAAGGATTCACTGGCTCTTTTATTTTGTACCAAACATTGCCTAAATAATTTCTTTGTAGTTCTCGATCTTTTTTACAAACAATACAGGGTTCATGTTCAGGATATTCTTTCAATGCTTTTTGATATTCATTAAATGGAAAATCCCATGTTTTTCGCAAAGCCTTAGTATTGAATTGGGATAAAGGACCGGGAGCATCAGCACCACCTTCACGATGATTTAACGTACATTTACCAGTTAAGTTATGAATACAATCAATTGTAGGTATATATAATTCTCCACAATATTTTCGTAAGTCCGATTTACCACCAAAATAAATACCAATCCTTCTTTCCATTTGAGCTTGGGACATATCACCGCATTGAATAAACAATACTTTCTTTTTTTGTCGTGCTGCTCTTAATGCAAAATATTTTAACCAGAAACTTTTCCCTGCTTTGTTTTGTCCTAATAAAGCAATAAATGAATCTCTTGTTAAAGTATGGTTTATCATATCCCCTAAATCACCCGGAAGTTTAATTATGGGATCAGATACACTTAAAAATGCTTCTTTAATTTGATCTACTTTTCCTAATGGTGTAACTCCATTTGATTTAAGGGTTTGTGGTGGAATATAACTGGTTAATAATTTTTCCGCTTCTTGTATATTCCCATTATGCACTTCGTCCTGTATCTGTTCAGCATACCCTAACATCTTACATGCTTTGGAGTATTGTACTAATTGATCAGATAAATATTCTATATTTAATTCTTCTTTTTCTGATTCAAAGGAAAGATCATCCAGTATTTCTTCTATAAAAGCTGCATTCTTTTCTGGAATATTGTTTTCTCTTATTTTTTGCATATAAATATCATGGATATCACTTCCGGGTGCTTTTTTATATTTTTCATAAAACTCAATGCACCAAGAAATAATAATTTTTGCTTCTTTAGATTGAACCCAAGGAAGTTCTATAATAGGAATGGCGATTTTTACGAAATCTGTACTTACGATAAAACCAATGGCGATTTTTCTTTCAAGATAGATTATTTTTTCCTGTTTCATTATACAATAACCTTTCAGATTCTTTTCAACATAAAAATATACTTAAATTTGGGTCAAAACACCCCCAAATTTTGATTTATTTACGAAATTGGTACAAAGGTATGCTTTACGATTTAATCGTCATCAAATGGGTCGTATTCGTCTTTTATAAAATATGCTTCTTCTTTGGATGGAATGTAACCGGGAAGGTCTGGAGAATTATTTGGGTTATTTATATTAGAATTATTTGGATATTTTGTATATTTTTTGTTATTGTTTACTCTTGGAAAAAAACCTGTCCATCCTTTTGATATAGAATTATCGACACAATCAATTAAATCATCTTCATTTAATTCTTTTATTTTGTTTACGAGTTTAGTGACGGTTATTTTGGATTGTATTTTATTTTTTGTTTCTTTTCTATATTTAAAGAATTCATAAATTGAACATATTACATTTTTTGTTTGTAAATGGGTAGGTAGTTTACTTATGAACAAATGGAATAATGGATCAATGCTTTCTTTTTTAATATATCTATTAACTCTTAAAGCATCTATAATAATGTCACTTAAAGCATATATGGGGTCATTTTCTACCGGGTGCATTTTAACCCCACTGGTTTTTTTATTTTTTATATCGTTACTTTCCACTGGGTTCATTTTGACCCCACTGGTTTTTTTATTTCTTTTCTCCAATCGTTTAAATAATGATTGAGCTGCTTCCTTTCCCCATATAAAATTAACTTTTATATACCATTTATCAATTTTACCCTTTTTGTTTTTTCTAAAAACATTTTCAATCAATCCAAGATCAATTAAAATGTTTTTGGTTCTTTTTACTCTTTTATCCCCCCAACCAAACTTTTTTTGGATATATGTATTTGTTGCTCTTGGTTTATTTGTTTTTTGCCATTTCGCCGTATAGTAATAAAACATATACAAAGCTACACAATCAGATGGTTTTTCAGATTGTAATAATACGTCTAAGGTGGATTTAGAAACAATGATAGGTTCTTGATCGACATCGTAAAAAACAGATTTTTTTGTGCTGGTTTTTTTAGCTTTAACAGAACGGTGAAATGTACTCATACTGAACTCCTTTACACAAATAAAAGGTTAGAGATGGGGGAGTGGATTGTGTAAGATGGTTTAGAACCATCCCACTCCCCCGGTTCTCTGAGGACATTATCCGGGCCAAGGATAACGGTTTAAAAGTTATAGTTTAGTTTTATTTACTTTTTTTGTCAAGCACTTTTTTCTAAGGTCTTGTTTTTATTTGCCTTTATTTAAATTTGTTCAGATTTTAATACAAACTTTACCATTCCAGTTTTTTTGTTTTTTTCTTATTTCTTTATTTATTCTTCTTAGTCTTTCTCCAGCCATCTCGCAGTATTCAATTCTTTGATTAAACTTTTGTTCTGTATAAGTTGATCCTACAACTATTTCCGCTACTTCACCCAATACAATTCTGTCTGGAAATGCTTTGTTATTAAGCAGAAATGACGTATATAGATATACATTTGGTTCTTTTTCTAAATACTCCCAAGGTAAATCATTTCTTGGTATAGCATTTACAGATAAAATTTTATAACCAAAATCTCCAGATTTCATAATTATTTTTTCTGCTTCAATTATAATACCTTTTTGTTTATCCATTTTAGTTTCTTTTATTAAAGGAGGAACACCAGACTCTTTTGTATCTTTTACAAATCTAAATTGACTCACCCATCGTTTATTTTTATTATCTGTTTTAATATAAATGCAGTTGTTTCTTTTTTTTGCTTTGTGGTTTGTGTTAAGGACTTTGTATGTATGTCCTTTAGTTATTTCTTTACATTTGAGTGTACTTGGGTTATTTTTTATTGTGCTTGCATAATTCATTATTTGATCATCAACACAACGGACTAAATCACCTTTTTTAAAATCATAAACACGTTGCATATAGGTTTTTTTTGAATTTTTCATTTTACTTTCTCCTTATTTTTATCTTCTATCAACATTTTCTTGATCAGTTATAATGAAGTATGGTTTAAGTATGTTTTGGATTTGGTTAGTTGTTAAATCACCGGGGTCTTTACCTGTTTTGTTTTTAATAATTTCACAAGAAACTCCTGAAAAAACTAATTGCGAAAAAAGCTCCTTTCCTTTCCTTTGTCCTGCTTTGTCTGGATCAAGGAAAAATAGTATTCGTTTAAAGTTCTTTTTTAAGAAATAAATTTGATCAATAGTCAAATCAACTCCAAATCCACAACCAGCAAAGAACCCACTTAAATGAACTTTCCATACATCAAAGATACCTTCACACAATACAATATAATTTGGTAAAGAGGCATAATTGGAATCTTTGTGCATATAGATGATTGACTTGTGATCTCTTTTCTCTGCTTCCTTTGGACAAGTGATATACTTTAATCCAGACTTTCCAGTACTATCTCTTGTCTGCCATGAAATCATTTCACCATTGTAATAAATAGGAGCAAGTATTCTAAATTTAAGAGGTACAGGTTTACCATTCATTATAAATATACTGCTTGGTCCGGTCTGCATTAATCCAAAATCATTTGTAAGTTTTTTAATATCAAAATGAGAAAAGTTTCGTTCATATCGCATGTATTTATGAACAAATGAAAAATCAGACAATGGTTTAATGTCATTAGGCATCTTAAATGCCCTTTTTTTGGCCCTAATTTTGGGTTTTGGCTTGACCCCTATACCTTTGTATTCTTTAATCAGTTCTTTAGCTTTTTTGTACGATATTCCCAATACTCCAGCAATACCTTTGGGTACAGGAACATGACCACATCTCCAGCAATTGAAATAATTAAATTGAAGGTTGTATCCTAAATGATACCCCGGATCACCTGAACAAAAAGGGCATTCGGTTTGTATCCAACCTTCTCTATGATGCTTGTGTCCTTTGTCTGGAGTTTTAACAGAATAATCTTGGTACAGTTTCACAATGTCCATTTTGGAAATCCTCCTTTTTTATGATGAATACTCTTTTTTAAGTTTTTGTTTTAATAGAAAAATAACCTCATCCAGTCTTTCAAATAAATCACCTTTGTCTATGTCTCTATTCAAGCAAGGACAGCTTTGGCTTGAATAAAAATTAAGTTGACAAAAGGTGCAGAATACATTGTTCCTGCTTCTTAAACGATTACCACGCCTTACCATTCCTTTTAGTGTTTTGGTTACATGAACTTCATTTATGTTGTAATAATTTCCAAACCGTACCAGTTCTTGAGGACAGGTTTCTGTATCACAACAACCACAAAGGGAATCTCTTAACAAGGTATAAGCATCTAACAAAAATTTAGTATTCAAATGCCTGTTCCTTATAGCCCATCCATTGTAACGCAGAAATGACGTATGACGTAAGAAAGGGGCATTGTCAGAAAAGTAAAGTATTCCGTTTTCCATTTTGGTTCTCCTTTAGTTTCTTTTGTTTAAGTCATCAAGAATTTCATTCAGTTCTTCTCTTGTTTTATGTATTTGTTCTACTGCCTGTTGATATTCTGGTTTTTCCTGTTCTTCTCCTTCTGTTTCACAGAACCAATCATCTAAAAAACCTGCCAATTCAACCAATTCTTCATATGTTTCAATAGTAATAGTAATTGGCTGAAACTTTGGTTCTTTTTGTTGTACTTTCATTTTACTTTCTCCTTATTTTTCTTCATCTTCTTCATCTTCATTTTCTTCAATTTCTTCAATTAAAACTTCTGCAAAGTTTTTTAGATATTTATCTAATTCTTGTATCTTGTTCTGTTTTCCGCTTGCAATAACAAGAGACATAGTGGCAAACCATTTAAGAAACATTTCCAATACCAGCAAACTTCCCATATGGAATAATAATTGTTTCGGTCCTTGTTTGAGTACTTCTTCAGGTGATTGTCTTTGTTTAAAATCAATTATGGCTTTAATAAACTCCATAATTTGTCTGTTAAAATTAAGAATACTTTTAATTGGATTTTCATCATTGTCATACGTTACTTTGAATTCAATTTTACTCATTTTACTTTCTCCTTATTTTTATTGCTTCTTGAATTTCTATGGATTTTTTTACGTGTTCTTTCCACTCATTAGCTATTTTATTCCAGTAATCGTATCCCTCCTTTGTACTATAAAAATTAAAAGCAATATTAAACAATCTCTGTGGACGTTTAGTAACAGGAATTTGTTTATTTAAAAACGAATCAATCCCTTCTTTCCAGTTTTCTTTTATGTACTGATTTACCAATTCATATTCTTCTCCTTTTCTTAGTAGAAATAAAATAAAATGCCTGTTTATTGTTTTAGTATAGTGTTCATTATACATGGGGTATAATTCCTTTGTTCCTGAAGTATTCTTTCCTTTGTTCTTTTAGTTTATTCAAGTGTTCTTTTCTGGTAATACATTCTTTAATACCAGGACACCAATGACAGATACTCAAATCAATCCATTTAATACCAAAGCACTTTGTAATAAATTCTTTCTTTTGGCAATCCTTTGGGGGAAAAGGTAAAAAACCTCCTAACTGTTTATTTGGCATTACTTTTTCCTTTTCTCTTCTTTTAAATTTTCCTTTTTTTTCCTTTGGTTTACTCCTTCTTACGAATCCTTTCTTTTTTTTCTTTCCCCTAATAATCATGAACTATACTCCTTATTGAGTTTTTCGGTTAGTTCATCAATAACATCATCAAGTCTTAAAAAGATAGCAAAAGGAGTCAATAATTTATTTTTACAAGGACAAATATAAGCCTCACCATTATCAGTATTCCATTCATCAATACAAAATTGGCAAAAAACTTTAGCTCTCGTGCTGTTGTATTGTCCTCCTCTTTCAACAAAATTTAACCCAAATCTAATTTCTATATGAGGGCATGTATTCTCATTACATTTACCATTTAATAAGTCTCTTAAATGAACAAAAGAATCCAACAATACTTTAGTACTAATTAATGATTTCATTTTACTTTCTCCTTATTTTTTGTGACGATTATACATAATATCTATCAATGAAACATCTTCTTCAGATTTACCATCCAAAATACCTGTTACAATTTTTCTTTTTTTGTCCAGCATCTCCAACATATCTTCATCAATGGAATTCTTAGCTGCAAGATAGTAAGCTGTTACGGAGTCAGCTTCTTGTCCAATACGATGAACCCTATCCTCTGCTTGGTCTTGTTTACTACTGTTCCACCAATACTCTACAAATGCCGTTGCCTTAGATGCTGTAAGGGTTAACCCTTCACTTGCTGGTTTAAGTCCACCAATAAAGAGTTTAATTTTTGGATCGGTTTGAAAACGGTCAGCTATTGCTTGTCTGTCATTGACTGGTGTATTACCATCAACAACAACCGAAACGTCTTTAAATGCATCTTTTAAGTCCTTTATTACGTCTTTATGAATGCCAAAGATAACCAGTTTATTTTCTGTCTCCAGGTATTCCTTTACCCATTCAATTACAGCTTTCTTTTTTCCTTGGTAAGCGAGTTGTTTTAATTGTTCTATCTTTACAAGGTGTTCCGCTTTCTTTGCTTTGTTTACAGCTTTTAATCCCTTAGTCTCCAATACATATGAAAGAAAATCATTATATGCTTTTTGATATGTTTTTTCATTGCTCAATTCTAAAGGAATAACAACTCTTACTTTTTTGGGTAATTGTGGAAGCACATCTACTTTCAACCGTCTTATCATAACTGTACTGACAAGGGAATGTAGTTCCTCTATATTGGAAGCACCAGATACGTCTCTCCCAAAATCACCATCCTGTGCATCGCAATATCTTTGAGTATATTTATACCAGTTATTAAAAACACCACCATTAAGAAGGTTAAGAGTAGGATAAAATTCAATGGGCCTATTTTCTATAGGAGTACCAGACAAACAAATTAAATGTTCAATCCTTTGTCCTATTCTTTTAAACCCTCTTGCTCTTATTGCTTTGTAGTTTTTAGCAAAGTGGATTTCATCTCCTATTACAAGATCAGGGTTCATGTCAATCAAATAGTCAACCCAACCAGTATAGGGGATATCTTTGGGATATTTATCTCCTTTACTTTTCTTTGTCTTGTTCCCGAGAATATCCCAATTGCAGATATATATTTCTTTCTTTGCTTCTGGATTATCAACCAGTTTTATTTTTGCCTTATTTTTCTTTCCTTCACAAAGGGTAATGGAATAATCCCTGCACCACTTAGCTATCTCCCCCGCCCATGTAAGTTTTAATGAAGCAGGACATATAATAACTGTTTTGGTACTCTTAATCTCCATATAGGTAAGTGCTTGCAAAGTTTTACCTAATCCCATTTCATCTCCAATTAATGCCCTTCCATGTTTCTTAAAGATGAAAGCAACTCCTTCTTTTTGAAATGGCATTAATGCTTTGTCCAGATGATCAGGTAAAGGAGGGTGTAAAGGAACGCATTTCCTTTTACCATTACCATTTTTACATTTTACTTTGTCTTTATTTTTTGAAGGTTCAGGAGGGAAATCAAAACCGAATTCAAGTAAATCGGTTCGATTGCTTGGAGTGTCTGGACAAGTCCAGTGAGGTTTTGGGAATTTATCAAACTTTCTTCCTCTAATAGATTTGACATTGAATAAGACTTCCCTATCAAAGGAAAAATAGATATAAATTAAACCGTCTTTAAATTCGATATAACGATATTCTTTGTTTTCTTGATAGGTCTGTACCTGTTTTTGAATATCGTCAAAATTTGGGGCATTTATGTTCGATATATCGGTATCTATTTTTGTATATGACTTCGGAAACCAGTCCTGTATTTTGATGTTGTGGAGATGTTTCTCAATATCGGCATCAGTGTATCCATTAAGAGTAGGAATACCCATACGATCAGCACAGATAGGGCCGATACCGAGTTTAATGGAATTAGGATTGCTTAGTGTTCTTCCACAAATGGAGCATATACCCATTGCTTTTTTAAGCATGACTCCTTTACCTACAATATTATAGGCTTTTGGAGTTTGCTTTTGTACTATCCCAATAAAGTGCATGGGAAGGGTTTTCTTTTTAGCCAACCACTTAGGGATGGTTACGAGTACAGGATTTAAATTTAATTCCGTTTTGGATTCTGGCATCTTACTTTCTCCTTATTTTTATGTTGTCTTACTTTGTCCTACTTTTCTTTAGTCTCCTTTTAATAAAAGGTTCCGTCCTCATAGAATTCCATTTCATTTATTTTGATTTGTTCTTTTATATATTTATCGGAGTTTACGTATTCATATCCTCTTCTTAGATCAAAGAATATCTCCTGGCATAGTTCACGCATGTATTCCTGAATATCATTTCTTAGTTCCTCAAACCTTTCATTAAAATAATCATTTGCATAGGAGTATTCATTCATATAATATTCGGAATAACTATCAACGAAAACAGTTAACTCATGGACATAATGATGGTTTGTTCTATATACTGAATAAATCAACTCAACCATTTTTAACTTTTCCAAATAAAGCAGTATATTGTATAATACCGCTTGTTTTTTGGATATCCTATTGCACATAATCATTGAATTGATGACTTTCTCCGTATCTACATCTGCTGTAAATGATGCTCCTTGTCCTTGACTATAAAATCCACAATATTTTATATCAGCATCTTCAAAACCGATATTAAATAAGCGTTCCTGCCAATTCATAATGATACAATCCGCTTCATTCTCAAAATCCATAGGATCATCTCTAAATGAATTGATTGCTTTTTCTTTTGCTTCATCGGACAATTCTTCAAACTTGTAAACGGTTTTAATAATAGTTCTCATGGTTTGTTCCTCCCCTTTTGGTTGGTTATCTTACTTTGTCTTTATTTTCTGGCAAAATACTCTACTCCATTAATCTCCAATGAATTGGGCATTTGATCTGCTGTTGCATCTTGCAACAATTCAATACTGCCAAGGTATTCACCGGACTCCGCATCATAAACGTCAAAATCATCCTTGTCCTCATTTAATAAAGGTTCATTAATAAAAAACGGCATTGCTTAGTCTCCTTATTTTTAAAGGTTTTAAAAACTATATTATAATGACTTTGGTTTGGTTTTTTGTCAAGGGAAAACCCACATAAATATAATTGGCCATGTAAAGGCCAAAACCATAGCAAAAACATTGATTAATATGTAAATGATATCACTTACCCCTTTAAAAAAATTCATGGTTAAAATCCCCTGTTTTGGTGGTTTAAATTGATATTGTTGTTTTACCTTACTTTACTTTTATTTTCTTTTTTCATTTTCAATTAATACTTCAATTTCTCCTTGAAAGTTATAAACATGACAAAAGATATTCTCCGGTTTATTTTGGGATACATACGAAAAATCGCACCCTTTAATAATAAAACCTAAACAGTTTAAATAAATATCTCCTTCAATTAATATTTCATAATTATCATCATAATCCTCTATGTAAATTTCTTGTTCCTTTAATTCCTTTAATTCTCTTCCTTCACCTCCTTCATTATTTCCTTCTTTAATTAAAAGAGATCCTATATGCCTTTCAAAATAATCATAACCATCTCTTTTAAATTTATTTGATACAAAAGAAAGACATTGGAGTTTTTTCCTGTTTTCCTCTATTTCATCTATATCATGGTAACAGTCATTGGAGATATCAACTTGTGTTATTTCATTATTAATACAGTACAGATACATATCCATTAAAAATTTAATAAATTTATCACTTGAATTTGTTCCATTTGTAGCAATATAAAAATTGTTTATCTTAATTCCTTCATCTTTTGCTATTTGTAAAATTTGAACCATTTTTGGAACAACTAATGAAGGTTCTCCTCCTGTAAATGTTAAAATATTGACACCATCAATTTTAGAAAAAATCTCCTCTACATATTTTAAATCAATATCTATGTTTTCTGCTTCTCCTCTAAGACAATGACAGCATTGGAGATTGCATCGCCGGGTAACTTCAATTATAAGATTGTCAAGAATCATTTTACTTTCTCCTTATTTTTTGTATTAATGTTTTTTACTTTGTTCTCTTAATTCATTTGCAAGGGTTATTGCATCATTAGAGGCATCCTGTCTGTTTAATCGGATTATATGTGTTTTAATGGTATATAATACTTGTTCATTATTATTACATATATCCACATAACCCAAAAATCCCTCTCCTATTTTTCTTGTG